ATTTAAAGATAAAATGTATATATATAGTATGCAATTTAGAGACGAAAAATTACCATTTGATATCATCATTAACATTCTTAAAATGAGACCAAGGGATTCACAGATGAAGTCACCTACTGCTGACATCATGCGCGAACATATTTCTCTAGTTGATAAATTGAGATTCGCTGGTAAATGCGATAAACATGATTCATGTGACTTTAACATGTATTGGAGCTGGGCAGGCTGGCGAATATTAAAAATAGGCAAGTTTATTGCGTATTTACGAAGCCATAATGAAGACAATGAAGAAATACTTGACCTATTGTACGGTTTGTTAAGAATGAAATTTGTTAATTTGAATAAGAACAAAGCACCATACATATATTGGCCGTTTTAATTTTAATTATGATAATAATCATAATAAAAATTATACTTTCAATAGTTTATTTCGCTTGTATCGAACATTATTTCCATCCATATTTATTGTTATTGTTTCTCCTTGAACCTTTACTACTTTATAAGTTTCTTCACTAAATTTTGGTTCAGTTCCTTTTTTGAATATTGTTTTTTCAAGAACTCTCACAGTATCATCAACTTCTAAATCAGAAACTGTTCTATTATATGTTTGTTTATTTAGATTTAAATCAAACAACATATCAAAATACTTTTTATCTTGTGCTTCATTTGGTGATAATTGTCCAATTGCTGAATGTGGTGTTTTATTGTACACATCTATTACTGATTGCAACTTATAAACCCACTTTTTGTTTTTATTACGTATAAACATTTTGTTGAATATTAACTTTAATCTTTTAGCCATATTATCAATAATACCTAGTGCATTATGATCACCTACAACAACTTGATTAAGTTCTATTTTATGTTCATTCAAAACTTCCTTAAATACTTTACTTGAATATGCTGCATCACTATCGCATAACAAAGTACGTGGTTTATGTTTATGTTCCATAATGATACTTTGTAAAGCACCTGCGCAGTTTTCACCATCTTTGAATTGCATTGGTTCTGCATATAGTTTTCGTGTAAAGACATCAACACATGCAAAAATATATTTCATATTGCCATTTTCATTCCAATGTTTACTTAAATCAAATATATCAATATTCCACATTTCATCTTCAGAGAATGCAACAATATGACCGCTTGATTTTGATTTATGTTGTGCATGTAATAATTGCACTTCTAATTGATTTTTATACCACTTTGTTATATATGATTTAGTTATATTGTTTTGTCTTTGTTGTACTAGTTTGATTAACTTTTCAAGACCTGGGAAATTTGCAGATTCATAAATAGATGCAATTAATTCGTCCATTAAATAATATAATTATATATAAATTATATATAATTATATCATTCTGTGGTAGTTGATTGTTGTCTGAATTCTTCAAGTTGTTTTTCCATTCTAATAAGTCTGCATTTTTGATTTTGTTTCAAATGTCTTGCAATTTTCTGTTGCACCAATCTAATTTTACAACTAGGACATGTCATTAAAACTGCATAATGTTTACGATAATAATCTTTTTCTTGATAATAATTTTTTATATAATTTGGATCATGTGTTTTATAAATCCTAGGTGGTTTTGGTGGTGGTAGAATTTTTTCCTTTGCAGGTCTACCACGTTTTTTAGGTTCTTTAGGTTCATCATCTTTCACTTTCGCAGGCCTACCACGTTTTTTAGGTTCTTTAGGTAGTTCTTCGACAACCTCTTTGCGAGGTCTTCCGCGGCCACGTTTTAACACAATTTCAATCTCTTCAGTCATGTTCTATTATACTATATAAATTTATCTTTAAATAAATATCATTTTATATAGTCTAAAATCAGATTTTTACTTAAAGAAATATTATTATTTATAATTATGGAAAATATAGACCCAAATATTATGTCTATAATTATAAATAATAATAAAAATGCGTTTATCCAGAAAAATAATAATATATATAATTATATGACATCATTAAAACCTAAATTATTATCTGCGTCACATTATAAGGCGGAACAAAAGAAATGGACTAAGGCAACAGCCAAACAAGAATTAATGAAGCTAATCATCAATGGTAAAGTCGAAACAGAAAAACGAAAGTCAGAAAACATTGTGAGTGTAAACTTGCAAGGTGAACAATTTTTATTTAATTTGTCAAAGAATGAAGTAACTAACAAATTAAGTAAAACTATATTCACATCATTGTATAAAAACAGAGATGTGAATGTAAGTAATTATAAGAAGAAGAAAGCAGAACAACAAAGAGTTGATGCTGCAAAATCTATTTCAGCTAAATTGAAAATGTTAAAATTACGTAAAGATTTCAATGAAAAACGTATTGTTGATAATGTTGAAGTAGATGCAGCAAGAGTTGGAAGGCCAATAAAATCAGGAGCCAAGCAAACAACAGGCCAACCAATTTCTAGCACAACCCTAAATCTTAAATTGAATCCTGCACTTGAAGGTTTACCAAATTCGGAAGAAGGTGAAATAGTAGAAGTAGAAAATGAAAGTATTAACCCTGAACAGGTTCATCCAGATTCAGTATTTGAAAATGTATCAACTAGAATAAAAGGATTAGCGCAAGAAATGATTAACAAGCAGTTAACTAAAACTCCTAATATTAAAGTAGAGTTAGTTTTAACATACACACTGTATAGACTTAAACTTGTTGGTCAAGAAACTCTTGATTCATATTACGAATATGAACAAGCAACACGATATGCGCGTACTGGTGCAGTAGTAACTAACAGAGGTAACTTTAAAAGCAGAGTTGAAGAACTAATGAACAAGATTAGCAAAAATGTATATAAACCATCTGGAATTGGTTCTGATTGGAAAATAAAACAATTTTTGAAGCTTGAAGTCATAGCATATAAAAATAGAACAGCAAATGGATCATCATATATTGCATTACCTGATAAATTCAACAATCCAAGAAGCGGACTTATTAATATTAAAAATGAAGACAATCAATGTTTCAAATGGTGCATGAAGTATCATAAATCTACAAAAGACAAGAACAGCAACAGAATATCAGTTTTAAAAAATGTTGATTGTGGATATGATTATTCAAGTATTTCATATCCTGCAAGTTTTGATGATATTGCGGTTTTCGAAAAAATAAATAACGAAGCTATCTTTGTTTATACTTTGAATGATGAAGATAAAGCTGTTTTGTCAAGAGAAGGTAACTTTGATATTTGTCATAAAAACAAAGGAATGAGAGTCAATTTATTATTAATATCAAATAATAAAATATCACATTATGTTTACATTAAGGATATTGCAAAACTTACACATAATTCTGCATGTCATCGTACTTGCAGTGTATCCGATAAGAATCATTGTCCTGGATGTAATAAGTTTTTCGATAAAGATGAATTCTTAAAACATTATGAAGCTTGCTTCAAGATAAGAGAAGAAGGTACACAAATCGTAATGCCACAACCTGGTGATACTATAGAATTTAAAAATCATAAAAACAAAATTGTAAGACCATTTGTGATTTATGCAGATATGGAATGCACATTAAACAAGACAGGTGATTTTAGAAAGGTGTCAAGACACATGCCTAATTCATGTGCATATAGATTTGTTTGCACATTTGATCCATCAAGAAATTTCTACAAAGAATTCAAAGGTGAAACATGTATTAATGAAATGTTAACTGACTTATTAAATTTGTCTGAATCTTGTATCAAAGAAATGCAACATAATGAAAAAATGATCATGACTTATAATGATAAAAAAGCATTTGAAGATGCAACATGTTGTCACATATGTGGTGGATGTTTTGAAGATGAAAAATGTAAAGTACGTGATCATGATCACCTGACTGGAAAATACAGAGGAGCAGCTCACATCAAATGTAACATAAATTACTTCGCAAATAGATTTGTTCCTGTTGTGTTTCATAATCTGCGTGGTTATGATGGTCACTTTATTATTAAAGAAATGTATAATCTTGGTCAAAAATGTAATGACATTATGCCTGTTGCACAAAACAGTGAGAAGTTCATGAGTTTTAAAATTGATAAGTTGAAGTTTATTGATAGTTTGCTTTTCATGAACTCATCATTAGAAAAACTTGCTGAGAATCTAATTGATGAAACACATGAAGACAAGTATAATAAGTTTTACAACATGAAAGATTCATTTGGTGAACATATGGAATTGATTTGCAGAAAAGGTATCTATCCATATGAATGGTTTGATGACATTGAAAAATTTAATTATAATGGTTTACCTGAGAAAGGTGCGTTTTATTCAAGATTGAGATTGGAAGGAGTAAGTGATGAAGACTATAAACATGCACTGAATGTTTATGATAAACTTGAATGTAAATCATTTGTTGATTATCACATGGCCTATTTAAAGTCTGATGTAAATCTTTTAGCTGATATTTTTGAGAACTTTAGAAAACTTTCATTGAAGAATTATGAACTAGATCCATTAAATTATATATCAGCACCATCACTTGCGTGGGATGCTATGCTCTTGAAAACTGACATCACATTGGATCTTATCTCTGATGTTAAGATGTTGGAAATGATTGAAAGACATAAACGTGGTGGTTTGTGTTTTGTTGGATCCAAAAGACATTGTGTAGCAAACAACCCATACATGAGTGAATATGATGAGAACACACCTGATAATTACATCATGTATTGGGATGCCAATAATCTTTATGGATGGGCAATGAGTGAGCCACTTCCATACAAAGACTTGAAGTTTGATAGTGATGTTACTTTAGACACAATCTTAAACACTGATGATAATAATGAAACAGGGTATATTTTAGAAGTTGATTTACATTTCCCAGAAGATATACATGACAAACTAAAAGAGTTCCCTGTATGTCCTGAAAATATAAATGTTAAACAAGAATGGTTAAGTGAGTTTCAAGAAAAACTAATGAAAGATCTGAATGTAAAAACTGTTGATTGCAACAAACTTGTTCCACATTTATATGATCACAAAAATTATGTTATACATTATAGAAATTTGAAGTTTGTAAAAAATCTTGGTGTTGAAATTGGTCATGTTCACAATGTTATAAGTTTCAAACAAAAACAATGGTTAGAAACATATATCAGCTTCAACACTGAATGTAGAAAGAAAGCCAAGGATGAATTCGAAAAAGATTTCTTCAAATTGATGAACAACGCAGTATTTGGCAAAACCATGGAGAATGTAAGAAATCGTATCAAGATGCATTTAACAAATGATGATGACAATGCAGTTAAATGGTTTTCGAAGGTGAACTTTAAATCTGCATCTCATGTAGATGGTGTTTATTTCATTCAAATGAATAATGAAGAAGTTGAAATGAATAAACCCATTTATGTTGGAACAAGCATTTTAGATTTATCAAAAGTATGCATGATGAATTTTCATTATAATGTTATTAATGAAACTTTCAAAGATAATTACAGTGTATTATATAGTGATACAGATAGTTTAGTTTATGAATTTAGAGGTGTTGATATTTACAAATGGATGAATCAGAACAAACAACATTTTGATTTATCTGACATTGGAAACCCTCACACAAAATTCCTGAAAGACAGCACAAATAAGAAAAGACTTGGCTGCATGAAGGATGAAAATAATGGATTCATTGTAAAAGAATTTTTAGCATTAAATCCCAAAGTGTATAGTTTTATTCATGATAAATGGGATGATAACAAACATAAACTAATTGAAAATTACAACAGTAAAAAATTAAAGGGTATAAACAAAGCTGTAGTTAAGAAGCAAATCTCACATAATGACTTTAGAACAACATTAGAAACAAATACAATAATTAAGCGTGAAGTTACACGTATTGCATCTATTAATCATAATGTGTACACATACCAACAAACCAAAAATGCATTAACAAGTTTTTATGATAAGATGTACATGATTGATTGCATTAACTGTGTTCCACATGGTTATAAACAGACATGTGATATATAATTATAGATTTTAAATGTATAATTATATATTAATGAATCAAGTAGTTATAACTAAAAGCAATAAACCTGATAAGAAATTCAAGGCAGTAATCAACAACAGTAAAACAGTGCACTTTGGACAATCAGGTGCATCAGACATGACACAACACAAAGATGAAGAGCGCAAGAGTCGATACATACAGAGACACAAAAAGAATGAGCAGTGGGGTTCAACTGGATTCAAAACAGCGGGGTTCTATTCAAAGCACATCTTATGGAACAAACCATCACTTACTGCAAGTGTGAAAGATGTGAATGACAAGTTTAAGAACATACATGTGAAACTCAAGGTTTGAAACCGTGTGTGTTTCCAAAGGGTCTTGGAAAGAAGAATGTGTTTCCAAAGGGTCTTGGAAGAAAAAGGGCGCACTGCGGTTCCAAAGGGTCTTGGAAGAGAAAGGGGTCTTCCAAAGGGTCTTGGTTCCAAGGGGTCTTGGAAGCTGATTGCGTGTAAAAACCAACATTCCAAAGGGTCTTGGAAGACAAATGGTTTTTCCAAAGGGTCTTGGAAGAAAAACTGGGCTTTGCGGTTCCAAGGGGTCTTGGAAGACAAATTGTTTTTCCAAAGGGTCTTGGAAATCAAAAGGGGTCTTGGAAGACAAACCCTCTATTAATGCAAGCTGAATGCTTAAGCACACCAACTTGCTCTGTGCATGCTTTCAATGTTTCCCAAGGTATTGCATCAAGCCTCATGAGCTCTTTGAGATTCCACGAATGTTTCTTTGTAGTTTGATGTTTTTGGATTCTGTTTGTTGAAACCATTTCCTTGCAAACACAACAGAATACATATTTTCTTTCTACCATTATATTAAACTATTAAAAAATCTATGGTTTAAACGCACATTCCAATAATTTCTTTCAGCTTTTATATACAACAATGCATATTTGGAAAACTTATTTTTGAATAACTTTTTACGTAAGTCTTTAGGTATTTTATTGTAGTCTTCTATGATTCCTTTGATGCAAACAACCTCTCTACTTTTCATGTTTCTATCTCGAGGTATGTAGCTAACAATTCTTCTGATAAGCTCAAGTGGATATTCTTTAGGAAACATATACATATAATTATTATTTATTTTTTATACAAGTGTTTTATATATAATGCCGGAACCGCTGAATAAATCATTGTACGAACAAGTGAGATCAGAAATTTACAAACGCATACCGCAACATAGTGCATATAGGTCTGCATTAATCGTGCAAGAATATAAAAGACGTGGTGGGAAGTATTCTGGAGCAAAGCAGCAGAAAACAGGATTGAAACGTTGGTTTGCTGAGAAGTGGATGAACCAAGACGGTAAAATAGGATATGCTAAGAAAGGTGATATATACAGACCAACAATAAGAGTCACGAAAGATACACCAACAACAATTCACGAGTTAACATCGAAGCAAATTCAAAATGTCATGAAAGAGAAAAAACAAACGGGGCACGTAAAAAAGTTCGCAAGTTAAACGCATGTATATCATGAATTTCTCAAATTAATATATATAAAAATGATATTTAAAAATATTCACGAAAAATGTCAATTTGAAATTAAATCAGAATACGATTTGCATTGTAAAGTTGTCAAGTTCATTAGAAAGAAATATCCTAATGTTATGTTGATTCCCTGCATGGGCGAATTGCAAGACACAGCAAGTAAACGCATATGTGCTTACAATCGTGGATATAGAAGTGGTTCACCTGATCTGCTCATACTGCATGCAACAGAAGAATACAACGGCATGGCTATTGAATTCAAAACTCCGAATGGAACAGGAAGACTTTCATCAAAACAAGAAGATTTTCTAAATGATTTACATAATAAAAGCGCCTTTCAAGTGATTGTAAGTAATGATTATGATGAAATACTTTTATCAATTCTTGAATACATGGAAGAATCATCATGAAGTTGCGTTTTAAAATAATAAATTATATTTAATGTTTAATATAGATGCCAACTAAAATAAAAGAACCAAAAGAGCCAAAACCACCAAAAGAACCAAAGAAGAACAAAAAGAAAGAAGCACATTTTTGCGAAATAAAATATTATTTAGATTATACACCTGAAGAAAGAGAGAAAATGTTCACAGTAAGATTTGATTTATAATGAATATCTTCTCAACTGTATTATTATATGAAGACTCCTAACATAACACCATACAATGATGACAAGTACACATGCAAGCAGTCACAATATGAAATGGTCTCTGAGCTGCCAACAAGAGCATTGATAGTGGCACCATCTAACAGTGGGAAGTCTGTTCTTCTGCAGAACATCATCTTGGATATTTATCGTGGTTGCTTCGAAAGAATCTACATCTTCTCACCTAGCATCCACATAGATACTGTTTGGCGACCTGTGATAGAATATTGCACACACACATTGAAACAACATGAGTCAGACAAAGAACATTACTATTTTGATACATTTGATCAAGCTGAATTCAAACAAATAATAACAACACAAGCTAAAATAGTGAGGCACATGAAAGATAGAAACATGAAGAAACTTTATAACATAGCAATCATTATTGATGATTTCTTAGACAACCAGAAGTTTCTCAGAAGAACACCTGATTTAGATATGCTTTTCTTAAGAGGCAGACATTACTACATAAGCACATTCATCAGTATACAGAAATACAAAGGTGTTAGTCAAGTGATACGTCTGAATATAAATGATATGTATCTTTTTAAGCTTCGCAACTATGCTGACTTAGAAGCTTTTCTAGAAGAGTTTGCAGCACTAGCTGATAAGAAAACAATTGAGAAAATATACAGGATGGCAACTGATGAACTTTATGGTTTTCTGTATGTGAAACTCGGAAGTAAATCTATCAATGATATGTTTTATGCAAGTTTAAAAAGGAAATTTCTTTTATCAAAATAAAAAATCTATTATAATAATATATACAAATGTCAATTCCGGTAAATGAACTTTCAGATTTTGTTATTCAAAATTACAATGGTGCAGTTATTACTATTAATATTGAAGATATGCGATTTATTGCACGACAAGCTGATGCAGCCGCTGATAACAGTTTCTATCACAGGAATAAAGGTCTTAGATTTGTGTGGTTAAGCGCTACAAGTCTTTTAGTATTGGATGAGTCCAACCCATTGATTAGGAAACTTACTGCTGCGTATAACGTTTCGCTAGCAACACCACCGCTATTGAATTTTCCGTTTGACTTAGCGTTCATTGCAAAAACCACAACCCCATCGGCTGCTTTGAAACTTTCAGAGGCATTACAGAATGTGGGATATCAAGGGCCTATGATTACGAACCTAAGGCAAGTTGACATGTACATCGCTGCTCTAGAAGCAGTTTCCACTGGTGGTGGCGGCGGTAGTGTATCATCATCACTGATCATGATGAAGGTGGAACACTCATTCGGACAGAGATTTTACGCAGCAGATTTCCCTGCAATTCTTGCATGGGGTAACAAAGTGATTGACACATCAGCCGGTAAGATCTTATGTCAAACTGAAGACGTTAATGTCCCAAACCCCGGAAGGTTCACTTTGAAGGATGTTGGGATTTACCGCGTGGAGGTTCACCTAACGCAAAATCAAGCATCCAATGGAACAGTCGGAGTATACGTAATTCTGAACAACAACAAAAATTGGCAATGGGACGAAACCAGATTTACAACAGAAACAATAGATGAACCAGCCAGAGACTCAGTAATTGTTGTCGATAACAACTTCCAAACCATTCAAGATGACGAAATTGGTGCCACGCAAAACTTCTGCGCGACTTTTGAAACTGAGACACCTGACACACTTTTGGATGTTATTGTTGGATACACCGGTGGTCTTGGATTTGTGCAATTAAGATCACTTGATAATTATTACAACTTCTGTACCATTCAGAAAATAGGATGATATAATTATAAATAATAAACAATATAATTATATCATTTCCTGTATGCTTGTAATGGCACTTCATGTGTTACATTTTCTTTTATAGATTCATAACTATTTGTTTGCTTTTTATTGCCATTATTATTATGTTTGATTTTACAATTACATGGTTTGTACAAATTACATTTCTCATTTTGTTTATTCTTATTTTTGAACATTTCTATATTAATATCTTATATATTTTTATATGATACCGACATTACCAATCAATAAAATATACATTGATTCGCGACATAAAACGATATCATCCAGATCAGATGCAGACTTTGAAATTCAATTGAAAGAACCTATTAATTTACCCGACAATTGTATTTGTGTGATTAGTGATATATTGATCAAAAATCTTATTACAACGATTGAAAAGTTCAATGAAAATCTGTATGTTAGAATGAATAATATTGATAAAATCATAAAATTTGATAATAGAAATTATGATGTTAAAGATCTTGGTGATCATCTTACGTATAAACTTAACTTAGCATATAGAACTGAAGCTAATCCAACACCTTTCAGATTTGTTGAAGATATATATAACACAGTTATTATTATAACACCACTTGGATCAGTAAACTTGCGAATCTTTTCAGATGAAGAACTTTTTATTAATAATATAAACTGGAATGGACCTTGGTATGATAAATCAAATTTACGATCTGCGAATCAAGTGCTTAACAATTATGGTACATCTTCAACATACACGCTGAATAAACCCTATGTGAGTGAACGTGTAAATTTACAACCTCTAGAATATGTGCTGTTGAATTCGTATGGTTTAGGTAATTCATCCTACGGTTCACGTGAAGGTGAAAGATACATCGTGAAAAAGATTCCGCTGATGCAATATGGTGAGATGTCATCAATAAGCTTCTTTGATATCAATGATTTCATTCCGGTGTCCAAAATATCGCTAACCCGTTTGAAATTCACAGTTACGGATCCGAGCGGAAACATACTTGATTTACACGGTGGCAACATAAGTTTTTCAATGATTTTTATTTCAAATGATTGATTATAAATTACAAAAAATTGTTGTTAAAAATCAAAAAATTGATATAAAAAGTTTTTTGTTTATATATTATATATACAAATGGAAGTTATTGATTTAACCGCTGAAATTGAAGCACCTAAGGTAAAGTCAAAAGCAAGAGCAAAATCAAAGGCTAAAACCGAAGAACCAAGTGAACCAACTGTACCAGCAGAGCCAAAGGCAAAGGCCAAAGCAAAACCAAGAGCAAAAGCAAAGGCAGCAGTAGAAGCACCATTAGTGGATGCGGTTGAAGAGATTGAACCACCTGAAGAGCCGCCAGTTGAACCACCTGAAGAGCCGCCTGCTGAGCCAGTCGTTGAAGAACCTATAAAAGTGGAAGCAGAAACAACCACACGGAAGCCCAAAGGTCATAGGCCAAAGATAGAGAACAAAGAGAAGCTAACTAAGAAAGTCAACTGCAAGAAATGCGATAAGAAAGTTAGTTTACACAGCATTAAATACACGCATGATAAATTCTGCAACAAGAACGAAGTACAACCAACGGCAACAACAACGCTTCCAGCCGAGGTTGAAAAACCGCTGACATTACGCCAGAAACTCGAAGAGAAGCGTGTCGCAACAGCACAAAGATTAATTTCACAATGTTTCAAATCTTAAAATATTATATATTTCTTTAATATATAATGTTTAAAAAACAATATGTCCCAATGTTTACACCTCATAGTTTGAAAAGAAAAACACACGTTGAACACAAAGTTATTAGTAAACGAGATGAAGAAAGGATTAAAAACATAAGCCGTGAAGAACCCAAAGTGAGAGAAATGCTAAACAGAAACATCGAATACAGAGACAATTTCTTACGAAGTCAACGCATTATGAATTACCAAGCGGAGAAATCAAGGTTAATAGGTGTGGAATCCAATATCATCGGCAATCTTCGCTTTTACGCACCACCAGTAGGTTTAGATGATTATCCTGATTCTAAAGATAGACTCGATCAGTTAGAAAAGAAAATGAAGATAGATATGATTCATAAAAACAGTCCCGATTTCTTTTATCATACTCGTTATTTTTGAAAATATTTTATAATAATAATTATATGAAGAATACACAAATGAAAAATCTTGCAGGTTTGAGAGAAAGACCTACATACTTAGAATTAATAGATTACATTGAAAATAATAATGATAAAATCAAAATGCCAGACAGACGTGCTACGTTTATGCGTAAGTCGTTCTATTTATCCCAATTGGATGGTGAAGGTATGCGCAAACAAGAAGAGATGCAAAAATTACGTGAAGCGAGACAGGAACAGGAATTGTTGATCCAGCAATTTGCTAGAGACTTTGGATTTGTACATCGTGATATTAAGAATTGGCTAGAAGGTAGAGGCTTAGTTCCCGAGCGACGCAGCGCAGCACCCCAACAACAAACAGAAGAAAGAAACGTAGAAAGGTTTATGACACCTCAGGGTCAGAGAGCTGTAAATATGTTGCGAGGTGCTATGCAACGACGAGCGTCGCGAAGACGCACGCAGTTCCATTCAATGGCCACCCCGCTGCAATCGCCGAGAGATGAGGTAGAAGAGACACCCCCACGTGAAAGAGAAGTCAGACGCAGTCTTGCGCATGAATTAGAATCGGCTGAGGATGTAGCACAACAAGCAGCAGACGAGGGTGTGCCATCCACATCTGTTATGAGACGCGCAGGTGGCATGCTAGCATCCGGAGCATCAGCAGCTGGTGGAGCATTGGTATCTGCAGCATCGACAACCACTAGTGCATTAGCATCCGGGGCATCTGCAGCTGCACCTGTAGTGCTTAGTGCAGTTGGTACAGCAGCCGGTACTGCGATAGGAGCTCTTCCGGGCGCTGTCACAGGTACCGTTAGTCTTCTGAATAGGATAACTGAAGGAGTCGTTGAAGGAATTGCAATCGGCGCAAAAAAGTTACCAATTTCGGATATTGGTTTCAGACGAAGATCAAGATCACAGGATAGATCATTGGAATTTCCCATAGGGTTGGGTGATCTGAGTCCTGATGAGATTTTCCAGATGCAGCAAGACATGGCGAGATATGATCCTGAATCATACATGTACATGCCACAACTACACCCAATACAACCGTCGCAGCCGTTACGCCAATTACAGATTCCAATGCAGGCTGAAGTATTTGGAGGACAAGCAGCAGCATCATCCTCGTCCTCATCATGGAGCGCGCCGGCACCAGTGCCTGCAGCACCAGTACCACCACCAGCAGCAACAGAAGAAATGGAAGAGGCCCCGGAGAATGAAGTACCACCAGGAAAACGCACACGCAGTGTCAGCCGTCAGCCTAAATCATCAACAAATGTTAACAACATAGAATCTATCTTTGACCCAACGTTGGATGAATCACCAAACGAAGCTTTGAGAATGAATGTCGACAGAAAGTTACGAGTAGTAATGAAAGACAGCGGAGAATTGGATATCATGATTGCAGATGTACTGACTCAGTTAAGTAAGCAGGCTGCAAAAAGCTTACAACTTAATGTCGCATTCAGAGATATTCGAAAACGATTTAATAAAAATACAGACCCAAATGATGCAGATCGTAGATTAGTAGTTGCTTATTACACATTAAAGAAATTACAAAAAGTTAAAAATCTTCCGGATACAACAAATATTATGAAGTTGAAATTAGAAAATTAAAAAATAAAAATCTAATTTAATAATATATACATGGAAACTTTGCTAACAACTGTTGAGGATAACATTTTAGATTCTTTAACTTTTCAACTTGGTTCAAGCGCAAATTATATTAACGAACGTAAATCTGTAAGTTTTTACCCAAGTGGGAGTAATATTTATTCACCTGGTGGGACAACGTTATTGAAGTTTCATATTACTGATGATAGTGCATGGTTAGACCCAAGTACATTACGGTTACAGTTCAAACTTAATAATACAGGCCCGCATAATCTCAAGTTATTAAATTGTAATCCCGCTAATTTCTTCCGGCGGATGATTATTCGATGCAACGGTGTACTTATCGAAGATATAGATTATTACAACAGACTAACAAATATGATGATGCACCTCATGCCTACTCAGAAGAAGTTCAATATGATGGCGGAAAACTTTGGTATTGATGATATGACATTTGAAGGAGATCCTCCGCAGTATTTGCATGTTGATTTCAAGAACGCATCTCCAAAAGTAAACCCTAATGAATCAGTCACTGTTCAAATGCCGTTCTTAAGTGGTTTGTTCAATTGCGGAAAGTATTTACCTTTGAAGTATTTGCAAGGGCTAACAATTGAATTAATCCTTGTCAGTAAATATAAAGATGCAGCTTTGAGGGTTGCAGCACACGGAGCAGGACAAGAACCGCTTTGGACTATATCTGAACCAGTGATTAAGTGTCAAGTTGTAACAATTGACAACTCATTACAAAATGGTTTCACCCAGAGATTATTAGACGGCAAAAGTTTCCCGATCCATTTCACTTCATTTGTGACGCAGATTGCTAACGCAGGAAATACGTCAACGCCCGTAGTCAGTATCACAAGGGCCTTCACCAGGCTCAAAGCCGCATATATAACTATGTACAAGCAGGTTTATATGTATGATGCAGAAGATGATATCACCGACGAGCGAAAATATAGATCGGTAGAATGTGAACATTTGGGTAATGCCAAAGAAGCAACGCTGTTCTATCATCCTCAGTATGTCTGCAATTCTGTTGACGCAGGTGAACGAATTGACGATGATGCGATTGATAAACCACCGCAGGGTACTTTGGGTATAGCTAACTATCGTGGTTACTACAAATACAACCCTAAATGCGAAGTCAGTTATCAGGTTCAACTAGGTTCCAAAGTATATCCTGTCATGGAAGTCAAGACAAGTCAAGAAGCGTATTACGAACTCCTAAAAACCATTGGTGCGCATGAACTGAGTTCTACGTATGCAATCGATATACTCAGCCGAGAGTTTAGGTCGTGGAAGTATATTATGGGTGTGTCTTTCGAAACTGCTCCAGGAAGTTCGTTCAGCGGAATTAGCACACGCAACGGTGATTTACTAACGATCAAGTTAAAAGGTTGTCATCATGTGAACGATGATGGTACTATTTTACCGTATTCAACTCCTGAGTATATTTACGTGGTGCTCGAAGCGGATATGGTTCTAAGTATCTCGGATGTGGGTTGTCAAATTTTCGATTAAATAGCAGGCTTTAATTAACCTCCAACAGGAGGAATTATAATTATATATTTATCAAAAAAATAAATATATCATTATAAAATATATGACACAGTACGAAGCATATCTCCCAAGTTATATTGACAACAAAATTACTGCTGTAGTTGGTGGAGCACCTTCAAATCTGAACACTCTAGCTAAACTTGCGCAGTCCATTGGAAACAACGCGAACTTAAACATTAACATCCAAGAGCAACTAAATGGTAAACAAAATGTGATTATGGATAATTCACTTCCAATGAATAAGATAGCAGGGTTAGATATAGAGTTGCAAAACAAATACACCAAAACTGAAGTTAATGCTTTACTTGCTGGAAAACAATCATTGTTAACTGTTGATTCTGTCCCGATTACTCATGTGATTAATCTTCAAAGTGAACTAGATAAGAAAACTAACAACACTGATTTAGTAAATATTTATAATAAAACTGAAGTTAACAATTTACTAGCAGGAAAACAAAATACGTTTTCAAGTAATTCAATTCCAATGAACACCGTTATAAATTTGGAAAATGAATTAGAAAAAAAAGCGTATCTAATATCGCCAACATTCTTGGGAAATCCAACTGCACCAACTGCTGCGATTTCAAGTAACAACACACAGATTGCAACTACCGAATTCGTTGTTGATAAGATTGACGAATTAGTTATTAACATCCTTGAAGACATGCAAACTGACATAGAAGGAAAAGTAACAACTGCACAATTAAACGCTGCAGTAAATACTAAGTATGATAAATCAGAAGTTAACACGTTATTAGCTGCAAAACAAGATTTGATTACAGAGTTACCAGTTGCAAAGATTACAAACCTGCAAATGCAATTAGATGCAAAAGCTAGTTTAATCAATCCTGCATTCATTGGTGTTCCAACTGCACCTACTGCAAGCATATCAACTAATAACACACAGATAGCAACTACTGCGTTTGTCAAGGATGTTGTCTCGGGAATCATAGATGGAGCACCTGATGCATTAAACACCCTAAAGGAAATCTCAACAGCTCTGCAGGATGATAAGAACATATTCACGACTATCAACAACACTTTAGCAACTAAAGCACCTACGAATAATGCTGTATTTCAGGGGACTACAACATTCACGGGAGCTTTGAACGTTCCAATTAATGGATTGAATATCGCCAACATTTCCGGGCTGCAAACTGAGATCAACGATTTGAAAACCAACACATCCTTTATCAATAATTTAACCGATGGAGCTATTCCACTTGGAAAAATCAATGGACTTCCAGCAGCACTTGATACTAAATTAACTGCTTCATCGAGTCTAGACGCCGGTAAAATAATTAACTGGGCCAACGTAATGAATAACGCAATTGACATTGCAAAGATTAATACTTTACAGACACAACTAGATGCTAAAACAGGAAACGCAGATGCAATCCTGCTCACGCGTGTAACTGGACTAGAAGACGCACTAGATGATAAAGCAGACAGTGTAGATGTGTACACTAAGTCCGAGGTGGATACATCATTAGCAGGCAAGCAGAATACTATAGCAGATGGGGGCTTAACCATTGCTAAAACCAATGGATTACAAGCAGCATTAGATGGGAAATTAGCAACAACCGGTTCAATCCCAATTTCACAAGTTACAAACCTACAAACGAGTCTGAACAATAAAGCACCATTTTCTGCACTCGGGGATGATCCTAATTATGCGACCACCGTAAATTCAAACTTGGCGCTTAAGGCTAATATTGCTGATGTGTATACCAAAGCTGAAATTAATACATCATTAGCCGGTAAGCAGAATAGTATAGCAGATGGGGACTTAACAATTGCAAGAACCAATGGATTACAAGCAGCATTAGATGGGAAATTAGCAACAACCGGTTCAATTCCAATTTCACAGGTTACAAACCTACAAACGAGTCTGAACAATAAAGCACCATTTTCTGCACTCGGGGATGATCCTAATTATGCGACCACTGTAAACCAAAACTTTGCACTTAAGGCTAACGTTGCTGATGTGTATACCAGATCACAAGTTGATACTTCATTATCAGGAAAACAAAATACAGTCCAAGAT